TTTATGAGCTTTCAGATACAAAGCAGGAAGAGAAAAAGAAAAAGCGCTGGTGGTTATAAATGGAGGAAAAAATGAGCATATTTGAAACCTTAAGTGTCATCAATGTTAATGATAAAAAGAGTAAAAAGAATAATTTAGATTATCTTAGTTGGGCATTTGCATGGTCTGAGGTAAAAAAAGTTTATCCTGAAGCTAACAGTAAAGTTTATGAAAATGAACAAGGTTTAAACTATCACACAGACGGTCGCACAGCTTGGGTTAAAGTTGGTATGACTATTGAGGGCTTAGAGCACATCGAATACTTGCCTGTTATGGACTATCGTAACCAATCTATCCCAGTTGAAAAACTGACTTCCATGGACGTAAATAAAGCCATTCAACGCGGACTAGTTAAGGCAATCGCTCGTCATGGGTTAGGATTATACATCTATGCAAATGAAGATTTACCTGACTTGACAGAAGAACAAAAAGAGCTGGAAGCAGAAAAACAACGACTTAGAGAGATTCAGCCACTTATAAAACGAGCTGAACAACTAGGATACCAAAATATTGACAACTTGAAAAATAAGACTAAAAAAGAAATTACCGACATCATGACGATTTGGTTAGCACAGCAAGAAGCAGAAAAAGGGGAATAATTAAATGGCAATCATCACAGTAACAGCACAAGCGAACGAAAAAAATACACGTACAGTAAGCACAGCAAAAGGCGATAAGAAAATTATTTCAGTCCCATTATTTGAAAAAGAAAAAGGTTCTAATGTAAAAGTTGCGTACGGTTCGGCTTTCTTGCCTGACTTCATTCAATTAGGGGACATAGTAACGATCAGTGGTCGTGTACAAGCTAAAGAATCAGGCGAGTACGTAAATTATAACTTTGTTTTCCCTGCTGTTGAAAAAGTGTTTATCCCTAATGATAATAGCAAGCAATCACAAGCTAAGCAAGACTTATTTGGTGGTTCTGAACCGATTGAAGTTCATGAATCAGAACTTCCTTTCTAGAAAGTTGGTTACATGTACACATCAGAGGAAAAAGAGCAAATTATCGATATCGTGGATAAGATGAGCTTACTAAGACAAGACTTTGACGGAGCTTTCACTTGGATCAAGGAAAATGTATCAATGCCGTTTGACTTTGACGGAGAACAACAATTTATATCAGACTTGAAACAGTTAGTTAAAATTAATGCTTTGAAGTTTGGTAAAATACATGAAGGAGTATTAAATTGACAACATTAAGAGAACTACACAAAAAACTTAAAATTAAACAAACGCTTGATAACTATGTACGCAATACAAATAAGAAATACAAATATAACTTTGTTCCTGATGAAATTCTTGGCGAGGGAATGGCTAAACTGATCGAGCTTAATACGCAAGGCAAACTTGGACGACATGCACAGCAAATTGCTTATATCAACCATAACTTGAGCTTACAGCGACAAAAGGAACAACTGGAACAAGCTAACGAACGACTCGCTAAACGTGCAGAGAAAGCCCAAAAATTGCTTGACACGGAACTTTTGAAAGACAGCTACATCGAAACACTTGAAATGTTTAGTAAATTCAATTCAGCAAAACAATATACTATGTGGGACGACCTAGAAACTCCAACTAAAGTGATTGAGTTCATGGAAAAAAACGGTGTGAAGCAAGGGAAATGGCTACGTCCTGAAGGAGTTGACGCTTGGTTCAAAGAACGAATCATTTGGTTCAAGAATAAATTGAAAGAAAAATAATTAATGATAAAAACTTTTTGCTTGACAGCTTAGAGTTTTTTTATTATACTTAATACATCGAGTTAAGAAAAGGAGTTACAACAATGGAAGTAGTAAGATATAAAGAAAAGTATTTAGTTAGTGATAAAGGAGATGTATTTAAAGAAAACAAAAAGTATACAAGAAAGAAAAAACAAGCAACCAATAAACACGGTTATAAAGTAACAAAAATTAATGGGAAACAAGAAAGAGTACATAGAATAGTAATGGAGGCTTTTCATGGTAAGTCTGATTTAACTGTTGATCATATAGACGGAAATAAAGAAAACAACAACTTGAATAATTTAGAGTATGTAACACAAACAGAAAATGCAAAAAGATTTCATGATAAAAAAGTATTATGGAATGGAAAGGAATTTAGAAGCTTCAACGATTTATCTAGATACGTTGGAGTTGCCAATTCAACAGCTTGGAAAAATTATAGTAAAGGTTATAAACTAAAAGGGCATATAATAGAGGTAATAAAATGAATTTAATGCAATGCGTAACCTGTGGGGCTTCAAATTTCACTAATGGTAAATGTGATTATTGTAGAAATCAGTACGAAGTAAATGAAGACAAAGTATTTTACGGTAATTCAACAGAAGATGATTCATCATTAGATGAGGATATAACTTTTCAAGAAACTAAAACAGGTAAATTAATACTAAAAATCATGATTTATACTTTAGTGTCTATTGTTTGGTTTGCTGTAACTTTATTTATCCCGCCATTATTTATAATAACAATTATTTTATTAGTGGTTTATGTGAGTTTTCGCTTGATAAATAAAAAGAAATAGCTTATAAAAAGGAGCGATACAATGAATGTTGAATCAATAATTGGTAAAGTTATTATAATAGCACTAGTCGGAATTGGACTATATGCTTTTTTTACATTAGTTGACTTGATTAAAACGAAAGGAAGAAAATAGATGAGTAAATACTTTAACGACGAAAGGTATTGCCATTGCTTCGATATCCCAACGAGTAATGGCTTAGGAGTTTGCAAAGATTGCAGAGGATACGTGAACATCTGTTATAGTTGCGATCGCTGTTTGCACTGCTGGTTTACATCGCAGATTGAACTGTTTACCGAATATGATGAACCTAAGTTGCTGGCACTTATAGAAAAATGGAATAAATTTTATCAAACTAGAAAGACAAAGAACAGTTAATGTTTGACAAAGTAAAAGTAATTTGATAGAATGTAATTATGAAAGAGGAGAACAAAATGAAAGATACAGTAAAAACTTTAATGATAGTTGCAGGTGTCGGCTTTACACTTATCGCTATCACTTGGATAGGTATAATCGCAACGTTGCTTATTACATGGATTGGAGGTAACATCTAATGAATTTTAAAGAAAATCGGCACTATGCCAATAAATACGGTGTAGAACTTAACGAATACTTGAAACATAATTTTAACTACGAAGAGCTTGTAGGGTGGAATACAATGCAGGTATTGAAGTATCTAGTAAGAGCTGGCAAGAAAGAGGGTGAAAGCTACGATAAGGACCACAATAAGGCTTTAGACTATGCAGGAGAACTTGCTAACTTAAGTAACGAGAATGAGCTTACAGAGTACACTACTGACGACATTATGGGCTTTATACAAGAACTAGCTGATGATTTTGAACGCTGGGAAGGAATAAAATAATTAAAAAGAGTTAATGTTTGACAGCATTGGCTTTTTTTGATATCATAGTATTATAGAAATGAAGGAGAACGAAACAATGATAGTATTAACAACTAGAAAACAACAAATCGTAGAAGAATATGGAATCAACACAACTTTCACAGAGGAACAAATGAAAGATAAAGAGTTTAGAAGAAAATGGACAATGTACTTGTTGAGTATTCAATATGATGTAAGTGGTGCTGAAATTCCCGAAGAAGTATTACAAGAAGAAGCGGATCTAATTTTTGGTTAAAAGAATAAAGTTAATGCTTTACAGCATTGGCTTTTTTTGATACAATTAGTTGTATAGAAATTAAGGAGATACAAATGGAAAAATACAATGTTAAATTGATGAACAACAAAAAAGGATATTTAAATTCTTTTAAAAATGAGTTAGGGGAAAAGTTCCTCTTCCTAGGGTTTAAAGAAGAAAGAAATAACTTTAAATCAGAGTTCACAAAAGAAGAGATAAAAGCGATTGATGAAAGATACTTGGAATTTATTGAAGAGATCTAAAGTTGATTCTTGACAAATGTAAAGTAATTTGATACTATTGTTTTGTAGAAAGGAGGTTAAACAGTGGCAATGCAAAAAGCTATAAAGGTAGTAGCTTATAACCCTACGACAGAAGAAGAACTATACTTCAGCT